GCGACGCACTGGACGACCTCGTCGACTTGTGTCTGCATGGCGAGGCGTGGCCCGACAAGATCGCTTCGCCTTACAACGCGAAGGGAAAGCGCACGCCCCTCAATCGCTACTCGCGCGACGATCATGCCGCCACCGAGCTCATCCAGTTTTTCATTGACGGCTACAAGGGCCACACGACCTGCACGATGAGCGTGTGCTCCGACCGCGGCAACCGGGTGAGCGGCGTCCGCTGGGACGTAGTGATTGCACACGAACTTGAGGGCGAGGCCTTCTTCGGCTCTGGCAATGGCGAAACCTATGCGCTTGCAATCGCGCGAGCGTTCGTCGATCTGTTTGCGGACAAGGAATAGCTGCCATGACTCCTGCACCCCACTCCGCACCCCAATCCACCCCGAAAACCACCCCAATCAAAAGGTACACAATGGTACTCCTTGGAACATCTCGCACAAAGCGCATCCAGTGACAGCAAGGGATTTCCTTGTGGTAGCAATCAGCGTCGGGAGGCTATTGGAAATGTCCCCCACCTCCAAACAGGCACAGGCGTTGGCCGGTATACTTGGGGAAACGGGCGGGTAGCGAAGGTCTCCACCCCTTCAAACACCCCCTAAACGTCTTTCATTAGCATGTCAAAACTGCCGACAGTTGACATAAAAAGAGCGGCGTGGTCTGGTCACCACGCCGCTCTTACAACCTACGGTTCCGCTCGTGAGGAGGGGACCCTACACGCTTATAATAAGCGCACCCCCGAAGACGTGCAACCAACTGACCGTGTTTTCCGTTGCAGAAAAGGCGGGACGGCAGGGGATGGCCGACAGAAGAGCCTGCGTGCACAGACCTTGACCCGGACGAACCGGACCAACCGGGCGACGTCCTCACCGGCAACCGCCATCCCTAACGGGCGTAGCCGCCGCATGCAGCCCGCAACCGTCCCGCCCGGCCAGTATACCATGAAGGGAGTCCCCGATGCCGCGGCGGATGATGCGGTATGGCGAGAGCTCGCCAGTGAGCTGCTGGCTTGGGGATAGGAAATGACGAAGCGCAAGCCGGTGAGCATAGCAACGAAGCGGGCGGTGATCGAGGGCGCGCACGGGCGGTGTGAGAAATGTCATCTGGCAAAGCCGCTCGCGTTGCACCATATCGTGGCGTACGGCGATGGCGGCGAAGATGCGAGCATCAATCTCGCCGCGCTGTGTGAACGGTGCCACACCGAACACCATGCGCTTGAGAAGTTCGTCGCGATCCCGTTCACGGAGTGGCTCACCTTGCCGCCGTTGGGCATTCTGATCGAACTTCTCCGCCGCCCGGACATCTGGCCTGAAGAGACGAGCGCGCGACAGTTTCGCGCAGAATGGATGCGCACGTATGCGAACGTCGCAGCGGCAGATTTGTCATGGCTCGATGAGTGATTGTCGCATAAGTTCTGTTATGCGACATGTCCTTTGAGGGCTCGCGTTGCGCGGGCCCACGTCCGTTCGGCGCTCTCTCCGAGTGGCAGACCGAGGACGGTGAACCAGGAGCGGGCATCGACAATCCCATGACGGGCAAGCCATCCCGCGCGTTGGTCCCCGAGCGCGTCCATCTGGTCTTGAAAGCGTGCTTCCATCCGATCCGCGAGCGCGATTTCTGGTTCATCCTCCTCTCCCTGGTTCACTAATGATTCAACTAAGGGATTGGGGGCAGTCGATTGCCCCCCTTCATACGCCAGATTGCCCCCGTTGGGGGCAGTTGATAGCCCCCCAGCGGCGGGGGGGGGCAAAGATAGCCCCCGCGGCGTCCTGAGCACGCGATAGAGGTTCGTGCCCGCGCGACTCCCCTCAATCTCGGTGGCGATACAGCCAGCCATTTCAAGCTCGCGCAAGAGATACCGCACCTGGCGTTCACTGAGCCGCGTCCTGGTCGTGAGTGTCCGAACCGCCGGCCACGCCACCCAGTCCGGATCGCGCGCCGAGTCCGCGATGGCGAGCAGCAGTAATAACGCGCTGCCCTTCACGGGTGCATGATCCCAGCAATGCGTCATTGCCCCGATGCTCATCATCCCTCCAATCGCAGCAGCCGCCGCAACCAGTTCGTCCGCGCTGGCGCAGCGGGCGACTGCTCACCGCTGCCGGGCTGCGCGGTGCTGCTGAGTCTGCGGACGTCGGCCCGCAGCGCGGCAACCTCCCCCGTCAGCGCCGCGTGTGCGGCCTGCAGGTCGGCGAGTGCCACGAGCAACCGCTGCTCACCGCTGCTGACCGCTGCCGGGCTACTCTCCGCAACCGGGCTGCGCACAGCAGCGGTAGGCTGCGGACTTTCCCGCAGGCGAAAATAGGCGCGGTTGCCGTCCTGTCGGCGCTCGACGACCCCACGCTGGACCCAGGTATCGACCGTGCGCGGGGTGCGGCCGATCGTGCGACAGAAGTCGTTTTTCAACTGCCACGGCCGCTCATCTTCAGTCATTGAGGCTCTTTACTGAAGTACGTAGATGTTGTAATATCTTGTGTGTGCATCACCGCATCCATAAGGACGTCGGTCACGGGGTCAGGAGCGCCCAGCGCGACGGGTACCGAACGACCCCAGGAGGGCTAGACCATGAGTAAGCCAGCACCGCGACCTGTCCCGATCATGCGTGCCGTAAGCGAGGTGCCGCCACCAGCGGTGTCTGATCGGAAAGGACGTCGTCGGCTGCGTGCGCTACCTGCACTGCCCCCACCGGCGTATCCAGTTGAGTTGTTTGTCCGGCACCTCTTTCGACCGGAGGCGCGCCGTGACGAATCGCAAAGTTCTTCACGACCCACGCCAACTCAGCGATGAGTTTGACGTCTTGCTCGGAGCCGAGCGGCGGCAAATCGTCCGCTAACATCCGCACGTAGGGATTGATATAGAGGTCCGGGTCGACCTGGGCGATATCGAGGTCGGTCAGAAAGCCCGCCGCCAACAGCAGGCGCAGCATCGGCAACTCCAAGGCATCGGACCAGGCGCGCAGGTCGCCAGCGGTGAAGCCGACGACCTCGCCGCGCTCCCATTTGCTCACATGTGACTGTGACATGCCGAGGACATCCGCGACCTGATCCTGGTTCGGGTAGCGTCGCTTGCGCTCCGCCTGGAGAAACTTGCCGAACCGCTCGCGCTGCGCTTTCTCCTGGTCGACCGGCTGCGTCCGTTGCTCCATGATCGTTGTTTGCCCCCCCCGCTTATCGACCAACGCCCCCCGTCATCAATAGAATAACTACGAATAAGCGTATTGACAATAGCAATCACGTCTACTACAATCCGTGGTAGGAGGTGACGCATGGAACGGAAAGCCCGCGGGCGTCCGCGGATCGGCGAGCTTGCGACATTCACGGTCAGGCCGGAGCAAAAGCGACAGATTGAGGCGTTGGCCCTGCAATGGGACGTGACCCAGTCGTGGGTATTTCGCTATTGCCTTGACCAGATATTGCCCGCACTTGCCACGAATCCGCCTAACCCGTTTGCGACGGACGGTGGTGAAATGGCGAGCAGCGGCAAGCAGGGATGTCGGGAGGTTGCCTGAGCATGAAGACGATTCCGCGCGTTGAACCCGCGGCGGAGCGCGCGCTTACGATTGAAGATCGTTTGCCGGCTGGAACCGTCACATGCAACGGATCAGCCGATCTGGCATGGGTTCGGCTCCTCGCCCCACGGAGCCCGGAGGAGGCAGCGATAGCGATGCGGATTGCGATTTCCTCGCGGCACATCTGGGCGTTCCGGCTCTCACTTTCTCCCGCAGAAAGACGACGCTGGTATGCGTCCTGGAGTTCAGTATGAGCAGCAAAGATCGCCAGTGCCCCTCGCATGAGGACAGTAAGGCGATTCGACGCGCCGTCGCCTACCTGGAAAAGCTCGGGCGCCTGGACGAGTTGCAAAGCGCGGTCATGAATGACGGCGCGGACATCCTCGACGAGGTGCTCAAGACGGGCGCCGTCGTGCGGGTCCGCCTCGCGAACAGAGGCAATCCGGGTGTGATGCGTCCGCCGGTTGTGCGCCGCAGCGTCGATGCGTGGACGGAGGCGATGGACGAGCAACTGCGCGTGCGCTACTACGAGCGCGGCCAGACGTTTCCCCAGATCGCGGAAGCGATGGGGCGCTCGGCCGAGGCGTGCCGGACGCGGGCGCGCCGACTCGGCTGGGAAGCGAGTTACGAACTGACACGCTGGACCGATGCCGAGGATGAGGCGCTCGCGGCGCTCGTAGCGGCGAAGGTCGGGTCGAAGCGAATCGCCGCGGAGGTCGGGCGCTCGCTCCAGGCGGTACTCCATCGCATGCGGCATCTGCATCTGACTGGCGCGATCGCCACCGAGAAGTCGCATCACGCCTACACCGTGGCGGACATGGACGCGCTCAGGACCCAGTGGGAGGCAGGAGCGCGCATCCGTGAGATTGCCGCCGCGCTCGGCCGGACCGAAGGCAGCGTCACCCACCAGGCGCGGCGCCTCGGTCTGACGGGCACACGGAAGTCACCGCTGCCGGTCTACAACACCCAACCACCGCGCAATCTCACCACGATCGGCCGCATAGCGGAGCGCCGGCGCCTGGAAAAACTGCGTGAAAGGACGAGCGCATGACGAGCGAAGAAACGCGCCCAATCTACTTCGGCAGTCGTGACTGGGAAGCGGAGACGGTCAATGCCCGAGTCCTGGCGCGCATGGAGCGACTTGCTGAGGTGCGGATCGCGGTGGGCGAAATCGAGGCTGCGCGTTACGCAGCGGAGGAACAGACGATGACGAAGAAGGTAGTCCATGGGCAGTAATGCAAGCGCGGTCGCCATGCGGCCGGTGATGGAAATGACGTCCGAGGAGCGGTTCAGCCGCGAGGACATCGCACTGATGCGCGAGACGGTTTGCCGGGGCGCGAGCGATCCAGAATTCCGGCAGTTCCTCAATCAGTGCGTGCGTACGGGCCTGGATCCGCTGGCGCGGCAAATCTACTCAATCCCCCGTGGCAACAGTAGGACGATCCAGACAGGAATCGACGGCTACCGCTTGGTCGCGCAGCGCACGGGCGAATACGCGGGCAGTGACGATGCCGTCTACGACACGGAAGCGGAAGCGCATCCGAACCGGGCCACGGTCACCGTCTGGCGGCTCGTGGAAGGCGTCCCGCGTGCCTTCACAGCGACGGCGCGCTGGTCGGAATACAAACCGGCCGCGGGACAGGACCAGATGTGGCAGAAGATGCCGTACCTGATGATCGCAAAATGCGCGGAAGCCCTGTCGCTGCGTAAGGCATTCCCGCAGGAACTGTCAGGCATCTACACCGATGCGGAGATGGACCAGGCCAACACGGTGGACGGGACGGCGCGCGAGATCCGCACGGGCCCGGTGGTCGTGCGTACTGCCCCGAGGGCACCGGTGGGTGGTTCCTCACGGTCACAACTCCGTGAAACAGTTGCAAACGCTCCGCGGCCGGCGATCAGGGCATCGGTGGCGCCCACGCCGGCGTTGGGCGATGAGGACGACGACGTCTTGCGGGACGAACTGCGGGAACTGGGGACGCGCGGGTTCGACCTGGAGCGGTTCCTGTCGGGGCGGAACAAAGAGTTGGACGACCTGACACGCGAGGAGTTGGCGGGCATTCTGCCGACGGCGCGAGGCGTGGTGCAGAAGCGGGTGGAGCGACTGTCGCAGCAAGCGTAAGGGGCGGACGGAGCGGGCGCGGGTAGCGTGCCCGCTTTTCTATCGGTTGACCGAGGGGGCGCGGATGGTGCGTAAACTCACCGAAGAGCAAGAGGCGGCCGCACTGCTGGCGATTGAGGCCGCCATTGGTGCGGTTCCTGTTGAGCGTGTGGGCTCCTTCGAGATGCTCACGCGGGTGATGGAGACGTTCCTGACTGTCATTCCCTACGACGTGTATCTCCGCACGCAGCATTGGCAATCGCTCCGAGAACTCCATTTCCGGCTGTTCGGGCGACAGTGTCAGCAGTGTGGAGCTGAAGGGATTGAACTGCACCTCCATCATCGCACCTACGAGCGGCGCGGTCGTGAAGCTCCGGGTGATCTGGTGATTCTCTGCAAAGACTGCCATGCCGCCGTGCACGGAAACATTCGGGGGGAATGATGGCACGGACTCGATTGCTGAAACCTGGATTCTTTACGAATGATGACCTGGCCGAGTTGCCAATGGCCGCGCGGCTGCTCTTTGCGGGACTCTGGACGCTCGCCGATCGGGCAGGACGGTTGTCGGATCGCCCGCGGCGCATCAAAGCCGAAATCCTTCCCTACGACGATGAGGATGTTGACGCGCTCCTGAATGGGCTCGCAGAACGGGGATTTATCGTCCGTTACGGTGATGCGGAGCATCGGTACGTCGCCATCGTCAACTTTGCCAAGCACCAGTCTCCACACGTACGTGAACCGGTAAGTGTGATACCACCACCCGACGAGCATGATGCTTGCATAGTGCCAGCACCGGACGAGCATGATGCAAGCCCGTCCTCGCGCGCGCGTCTCCCTTACCCTTCTCCAGATACAGATACAGATACAGATACGGGTTCCATAACCAAAACGCACGCGCCCGCGCAAAAGGCTCCGAAGGCTGCGGTGCGCGATGTTGTGAATGCGGTGACCCGCGCACTCGAATATGACAATACGGCGCGGCTCTCGCAGAAGGAGTTTGACCGCCTTCTCGAATCCGCCGCGCAAATCGTGGGAGCGGGCGGAGTACCGGAGGACGTGCCGATTCGGGCGGATCGCTATCGGCGCAAGTATCCCGGCATCCCGATCACGCACAGCGGCCTCGCGGGGCACTGGGGTGAGATGGCGTCGGAACCACCTGCGCGGGCCAGTCCGTCGGGGGGGGCGCCCCTTGTGACGATCGCGCAGCAGAAGCAACGGAACAACGAGGCGGCGATGGCGGAACTGGATGCCATCGTCCTCGGGAGGCAAGTGGACAGTGGATTACGAGCGGACATTCCGACCGCAGATGCTCAGGCTCGCAAGCGTCTATCGGATTGACGTCCCCGCGCCGACGATGGCGGCGTACTGGACGCTCTTCGGTCCGGGCGATGATGCGCGCTTCGCCGCGGCATGCGAGCGGGCGCTGCTGAGCGAGCGGACCTTTCCGACGCCGGCGGCGCTGACGGAGATCCTGAGCGGCTCGGTGGAGATCCGGCGCCGGACCTCCGTCGCTGACGGCTCGCGTGGGGCGGCGCGACCGTGGTCGGCCGCTGACTTCGACGTGCCGTTCGTCGCGAAGCCGACGCCCTGGCGCCCCGGCTCACGTGCGCACGAGCGATGGCTGCACGCATCGGCGCGACTGACCACGCTGCTGGAACGTCGGCTGGCGGAGCGATTGGAGGAACTCGACCGCAATCCGCATGATGCCGATCTCGAGCGGCGCGTTCAGGTGCTGGTGCGCACGCTGGGCGAGCGGAGCACATGGCACGCCCACTTCGAGCAGACGGGGGAATCGCTGATTCCCGGAGGCACGCAATGAGCCCGGCCCGCGCCATCATCGACGCCGCCATGTCAGAGAGGGAGTTCGCGACGATCTTCGAGGGCATGCTGCTGCGGGGCGGGTGGGGTTTTTATCACCCCCACGACGCGCGCCGTTCGCAGACGACGCTGGATTATGTCTGCTGGCGGGAGCGCGTGTTCTGGGCAGAACTGAAGACGCAGAAGGGGCGGCTCTCGCAGGATCGCTGGGTGAAAGATCGCTATGGGCGCATGTATTTCATCAAAGGGCAAAAAACGGTCGTCGCCGAACTGCGGGCAGCGGGGCAGACGGTGTACATTTGGCGACCGTCCGACCTTCCAACCATTGCCCGCGTCCTGTTCGGGGAAGGAGCGCAGGTGCTGTGATTACCGAGCCCCTCGTCGTCACATCTACGGCTTTCCAACGCGGCATCGGCGACCTGTTCGCACGCATCCTCACCGAGCAGCGCAGCATCCTGATTACCATGCACGACCGGCCGGCGCTCGTGATGCTGCCCAGCGCCGAGTACGACGCCTATCGACGCGCGATCGTCGACCGTGACGCAGCCACGCGCCTGGCGGAGGTGACCCTGTGAATGGCCCACTGCCGCCCGCTACGGCATCTTTGGCCGTAAAGCCGCCGATTGCCTCTGACGATGAAACGGTCCGTAGCGTGGCGCACAGCGCGTTTACGGTGGGTTCGCTCTTTTCCGGGGTGGGCGGGATCGACCTCGGTTTCGCTTGGGCGGGGTTTGAGACGCGCTGGTTCTGCGAAGTGGACGACTACTGTAGGCGGGTATTAGCGAAACATTGGCCGGGGGTGCCTTGCTATGGCGACATCCGCACCATCACCGACGCCCCGGCAGTTGACGTTATTGCCGGAGGACTTCCCTGCCAGCCGTTTAGTCACGCCGGGAAGCGAGGCGGCAAGGATGATGACCGCTATCTCTGGCCGGAAATGCTCTCGGTTATTCAAGCCGTCCGGTCTCGCTGGGTTGTGTGTGAGAACGTTGATGGAATCGTCCACATGGCACTCGACACGCTGGTTCTTGACCTGGAAGCCAGCGGTTACGAGGTCGGACCGCCGCTTGTTTTTCCGGCTGGTGGCGTCGGGGCGTGGCATCAGCGTATGCGGCTCTGGGTCATCGCCCATCTTCCCGACACCAACAGTCGGAGACAGCAAGATGGCGCGCAACGCCACGGCGAACCGGAGGCGCGTGCCGCCCACAGGCATCCATGCGGGCTACACGCTCACAGATGCAGTGACGATCTGGCCGACGCCGACCGCATCACGGTGGAGCGACCTGCAATCGCATGGAAAGAACGCCCTTCTTGGAATGGTGAACCCGCGCTGGGGAGAGTGGTTGATGGGCTTTCCCGACGATTGGACAAACGTCTTGATCGAGAGCGAGTGCGCGCCCTCGGCAACGCCGTCGTCCCCCAGTGCGCCGAAGTGATCGCCCGCGCCATCATCGCAGCGGAAGGGGTGCTGCATGAACACTGACACCTTCCCCAACCCCGGCATCACCTCCGTCGCCCTGACGATGGCTGACGTGCCCGGTCGTTGCCTCCTGGCTGACGACACCTGCACCTTCGACGTGCTGGCATGGTACGGGCCGCGTGAGCAGTGCGTGACGATCGAGTGGTATGCCGCCACCGTCCGCGCACTGACCGCGGAACCGATCACCGCAGAGGGGCTGGCGGTGGCAGTGCGGGCGGCGTTTCGGGAGACGCTCGGCGATGCGTGGGCACGGGTCAAGATCCGCCATCACCAAAAAGACGGCGTGGAACTCGAGGTGGAAGTTTGACCCGCGGCAGGCCCTCTCCCAATCCGGTCTCCGTCGACCCGGCGACCGGAGCGCGCATGAAACACTGTCCGACCTGCGGCCAGGAGCGGAACGTCGACGCTGGCGAGTTCGCCACCCGCGATAACCCGCACGGCACCGGCGTCCAGTACCGCTGGCAGTGTCGGCAGTGTGAGACGGCACGCTATCGCGCATACCGGGCGGCGAACCTTGCGGATTGCCGTGAGCGCGATCGCATCCGCCACAGGAAAGGCAGGAGGTGGTGGTGATGACTGAGCACTTCCCCGTTTATCGTTTCAAGCGGCTCATCGTCCTCGGCGGTATGTTTCGCGCCACGAGTGGTTTCGGTGAGCGGTCAGGAGGTGACTCCTGCTTCGGCATTTCCTGGGCCGCCATCCAGCGCGCGGAACTGGGTCCGGTTGTCACCACGATGGCACGCGTGCTTGGCGACCATGCCCGCCACGGCCTCGTCACCAAGCACTTCCCCGTCTGGCTGGCAATGGAGACGGGCATCATCCTTCAGGACGGCCTCTGGCACTATGCATTCGCCAACGATCCCCGCATTGTCATGGACGACCGCCAGGCTGCAAGACTCTTTGACATCGCGGAGTCCACCGCCCGCACCTACCGCGACGAGTTCGCCCGCGCGCTCGATCGGGAATGGGCGTGGGTGACACGGTTCGAGGCGCTCGCGTGAAGGGGGCTACGGGGATGGAGGAACGTGCCCGTGTTACTGGCGCATGGTCTTCGCATGAGGACGCGATCCTGGTCCGCGAGTACAACGCTCGCGGCCGATGGCGTGATCGCGTCGCACGCCAGCTCGGACGCTCATGCCGGTCGATCTATTGCCGCCTCAGGCTGCTGCGGTCGCGGGGAGCGGTTGGGCTGCACGCACCGATGGCGGCGATCAAGTGGAAAACGCGCGTGCCTTACTCATCCACCGAGATCGTGGAGTTGCGTGCACTGGCTGCGCGGGGGGCTTCCAATGCGGAGATCGCCCACCATCTTGGCCGTACGCCGGGCTCTGTGAGGAGGAAGGCGGCTAAGTGCGGTATTACGATTCATCGACGGATTACGATGCCGTCCGGTGAACGGGTATACAACTCCCCCGGCGCATGGTCTGAGGCGGAGATTACTCAACTGCGTGCAGCGGTCGCACGCGGAATCTCCACGCGGCGCATCGCAAGCGAGTTTGGACGAAGCTACAAAGCAGTGATGTCAAAAATGCATCGGTTAGGTCTTGCCACGGGGCGGCATGTTTGGTCTGCTGAGGATGAGCATCGATTATCGCTCGCCTTCTATGCGGGGCTCTCAGATCGATCGATCGCAGAGCGGTACGGGTGGTCGTTGACAGCCCTTCGCGCACATCGCTACACGATGGGCTTGGTTCTTTCCGATCGAAAAACGCGTGGAAAATCGTGACGGTTATGAAAAGTGGTCTCGGGTTACGGGTCTTGACAGATGCGGATACACTGTAGTGCAGGATGGAGTTACTGTCCCCGGCAGACCGCCGGGTTTTGTTTTGCCTCGCGTATCACCGCCTTTACGGGGGATCGTCATGCCGCGTCGCGCCGTATCGGAAGCGGAAATCGAGATCCTCCAGAACGCCTTCGCCAATGGCGCAACCGTTGAAGCGGCCGCGAAAGCGGCGGGCGTGGGCTGGCACTTTGCCGCGAAATATCAGGGCGTTCGTGACGAATACGCGACGATACGCGCCGCAAAACGGCAGGAACTGATCGCCCAAACGGCCGCCGACTATGTGCCGCAACTGCTCGCAGGGATCGGTGAGTACCTCGCACATATCCGCCAACCTGCGGTGATCGCTGAGACCGATGCGCGTGCGGCGATCGTCGTCATCGCCACGGCGATCGAGAAGGTCCTCCTGCTGACCGGTCAAGCGACGGAGCGCAGCGAGCATGTCCACACTGACGACGCCCGGACGCTTTTGGCGCAGAAGGTGGATGAGATTGCCAAACGTCGTTTAGCGCGTCAGGAAGCGGAGAACGTGGTATAATCGGTGCATGGGAGTGGTCTATCGGATCCGCAACACCGTCAATAGCAAGGTCTATGTTGGGATCACGACGCGACCTGTCGCGGTGCGTTGGCGGCAGCACATCTACGATTCGACTCATCAACCGAGACTCGCAATCCATCGCGCGATCAGGAAATACGGCGTTGAGGCGTTCTCCTTTGAGGTGCTGGAAATCTGCGAGGGATTGGACGAGTTGTTAGCACGCGAATCCGATTGGATACGGACACTGGATTCGCAACTGCCGCACGGATACAACACGACGGCGGGCGGTCGCGGTCGCGTCGGCGCGCCGCTCAGCGAAGAACACAAGCGGAAGATCGCTCTTGCGAATACCGGACGGAAGAACGGGCCGGAGATGCGGGCCAAGATGCAGCAGATCGCGCTGAATCGTTCACCTGAGCACGTGGCGAAGATCAGCGCGGCGCGGTCAGGACAACGGCTCACCGAGGCAACGAAAGAGAAGATACGTGCCGCACGTGCCGTGCAGGTCTTTAGCCCTGAGGTGATCGAACGGCGCGCGGCGAAGTTGCGCGGGGGGACGCACACCGATGTCGCGCGCGAGCATATGAGCGCAGCGCAGAAAGGCCGCATCGTCACTCCGTCGGCGCGTGAGAAGTCACGCGATGCGCTCCGGCGTCTGACGCCACAGCAGGCGGCAATCATCAAATACGATGCGTTGTCGCGTTCTCAGAAGGAATACGCGGCGCTCTTTCAGGTATCTCCACAAACGGTGTGCTGTATCGTGCACGGTCGCCAATATGCGGCGATCACGCGGGACGACTTACCGGAAGATGCGGATGCATACGTCGCTGGTAGAACGACTCGCGAGCCTTCCGACTGAGGATCGCACGGAAATCCTCTCCGCCGTCTCTGAAAAGAACGCGGCGTTTTACTTGTACGATTGGGAAGGTGTGTGGGCACGTCCGGCGCAACTGCCGCCACCGGGAGATTGGACGATCTGGCTCCTGCTCGCGGGCAGAGGTTTCGGGAAGACCCTGACCGGTAGCCAGTGGGTGCGCGCTCGCGTCAGTAGCGGACAGGCACACCGCATCGCGCTGGTCGGGCCGACAGCCGCTGATGTTCGTGACATTGTTACCGAAGGCACGTCCGGCATTCTCTCGGTGTTCCCCCCGCATGAGCGCCCCGTCTATGAGCCGTCGAAGCGGCGTATCACGTTTCACACGGGTGCGATTGCCACGACCTATAGCGCGGATGAACCTGACCGTCTCCGGGGCGGGAACTTCGACACCGCATGGTGCGATGAGTTGTCTTCCTATCGCTATCCCGATGCGTTCGACATGCTCATGTTTGGCCTTCGGATTGGAGCACAGCCGCGCTGCCTCGTGACAACGACTCCGAAGCCGCGCCAGTTGGTGCGAGATCTCGTGGCGCGCGACGGTCACGACGTGGCGGTGACGCGCGGATCGACCTACGCGAATATCGACAATCTCTCGCCGGCGTTCTTTGCCCAGATCGTCAAGCGGTACGCCGGGACGCGGATGTCGCGCCAGGAGATCTTCGGTGAACTGCTCACTGACACGCCGGGGGCTCTTTGGCACTTCGACTCGTTCCAGCGCCGTCCCCGTAGCGAAGACTACACCCGCGTGGTGGTCGCGATCGACCCCGCCACGAGCGCGAACGAGGGCTCCGACGAGACGGGCATCATCGTCGCCGGCACACGGCCCGATGGCACCTACGACGTGATCGCGGACCGCTCCTGCAAGGCGTCACCGGACGGCTGGGCACGGCGGGCGATCGCCGCCTTCGACGAGTTCGCGGCCGACCGGATCGTGGCCGAGGTGAACAACGGCGGTGACATGGTCGAGGACACGCTGCGGACGCGGCGCAAGGGAATTCCGTACACGAAAGTCCATGCATCGCGTGGGAAGGCGATCAGAGCGGCCCCGATCGCTGCCCTCTATGAGCAACGGCGTGTCTGGCACGTGGACGAGCGCGATCACCTGCGTGAGAACGTCTTCGCGGCGCTTGAGGACCAACTGTGCAGCTGGACGCCCGAGTCCGGCGCGAGCCCCGACCGACTCGATGCGGCGGTCTGGGCCCTGACGGAACTGAGTGCGGGCGAGTCGCGGGAAATCACGTTCGCACTACCGGACTGAGAGGATGCGCATGGCAGAGAAAAAGCGCAGCCTCTTCTCGAAGTTCATGTTCGGCGACTTCCCACCGCCGGAAGCGAAGGCCGCACCCGTCGCGCCCGCGGTGCCCTTCGCAAGCACCGGCTTTTTCGGTAACTTCACCACGGGCGGGCAGATGACGGGCGGCTCGCTGCCCGTCCTGTATGCCGGGTCGCGCGTCAACTATCAGCAGTCCGTCGGCGAGCTGGAGATGTCGTCGGCGATCATGGCCTGCGTCCAGTACGTGCAGCGCGTCTTCCCCGAAGCGCCGCCGCGGGTCGTCAAACGCAGCGACACGGGCGAAGAGGCAATCCCCGATCATCCCGTCACGCAGTTGATCGATGAGCCGAACCCCTACATGTCGTGGGAGACGGTCTCCCAGGCGCTGCTCGCGGATTACAACGTGCATGGCAACGCCTATCTGCTGAAGTTCCGCAACGCGGCCGGTATCCCCGCGGAGCTCTGGTACGAACCGCAGATCTCGATTCGCCCGACGTGGGACCCTGCGGGGCAGCACTTCCTTACCGGCTATCAGGTCTGGCGCACGGGCAAGTGGTATCCGCTGGACGATGCGGACGTGATCCACTTCCGCTGGTCACAGGATCCGCGCAATCCGCGCATGGGTCTGTCACCGCTGCGTGCCGTCCTGCGGCTGGTCTACAACGATGAGGAAGCGGAAGCGTATACCGCTTCGATCCTGCACAACATGGGATCACCCGGGGCCATCATCTCGCCATCGGGCGACAAGACGATCAGCAAGGACGAAGCCCAGGCCCTGATGACCTATTTCAACTCGCGCTTTACGGGTGACGGCCGCGGTTCGACGATGGTGGCAACGGGCGGCTTGCAGGTCGCGACGCCTTCATGGAATCCCAAAGACCTCGACCTGACGGCGATCCACTACTTCTCGGAGACGCGCATCTCCGGGCTGATGCAGGTGGCCGCGATTGTCGCGGGCCTCGGCGTCGGGTTGGAACACGCCACGTACGCGAACTATCAGGCCGCCCGCGAGGCTACCTACCGCGGCAACATTATGCCGACCTACAAATCATTCGGGGACGTGCTGACGCGGGCTTTGTTGCGTGACGACTTCAACGGACAGATCGGGCAGTTCGTCGAGTTCGACACAAGCAATGTCAGTGCCTTGCAGGAGGATGCGACGGCCGTTGCCGACCGAGCAACGAAGCTCTTCTTCGGCGGCATCATCGATCGCGCGGCCGCGCTGCGAATGGTTGACCTGGAATCGCGTCCCGAAGATGAGGGCATCTACCTGCTGGCGCGGGGAGCGAGCTTCAGTGACGGATCGATTGCCCAGCCGGTGCGGGCAAGCACGGTGCCGGTGAACACGGAACCCGGCGCACCAAACCCACCGCCGACGCCAGCGACGAATGGCAATCAACCGGCCGCAGACGCAGTGGCAGCGGCACCGCTCACCAGATGAGGAGTCGGCCATGAAACTGACATTCGTGCTGCTCCTGTTTCTCTGCGCCGCCATCATTTGGGGCCTGGACTTCCTGATGGGATTCACCACGGTTGACTACGCGCGCTGGCGGGTTCACTCGTTCGCCTGGTGCTTGATGGCCGTGGCGTTCCTTCTTTGGCACGGAGGCGTGGGATGAACGATACACGCTCATTCACTCCTTCTTGCGTGCATGTGCTCCCCACTGATCGCCGGCTTGTGCTTTGTGGAAGCGCATATGCTCGACGTTATTGGCGAATAGGAGCAGGTTTCCAGGGTCATTGTTTGCAGGGTTGCCATCACAATGATGCACAACTTCTTCTGGAAGCAACGGACGACCAATGACCTGTTCCATGACAAGTCGGTGTTCAAACACGTCTTTACCTTTCGCGACGCGCACTTTGACATACCCGGTAGGTGTCATCGTGCGCCCACCCTTCCAATGCGATGCATCCGCTCCTTGCTTGCTTGCGGTGCCGCACGAACGCGAGCAGAAGCGCCCTCTCCCGTGAAGGAGTCTGTTTGGATGCGTCAGGAATACCTTGCCGCAATGTTCGCAGATTTGTTCAATGCGCGTTCGTCGCGCGATTGCGCGGCATGTGACCGAACAGAAGCGTGCGAGACCCGCTTCAACTTTGCGGGGCGGTGCCAGAAATGATGCATCGCAGACTTCACAAATGCATGTGACACGAGGGCGTCGAGACAGTCGTTTCGGGGTAGACTGATCGGGCATCGAAGCTAACTCCTTCGGTGACGCGCTCCCGACGATCACAACTCGTGCGGGGGCTTTGCGTTGCCTCCATTATACTGTTTAGCTCATCAGGAGGCAACAAACGATGGATACACTAATCGCCTTCGGGTCAGCCGTGAAAGCCCTGGGCGAGGGTCGCGTGGGTGGATATTTAATCACCTTCTCTGACGCCGCCAGTCCCGATCTGACCGGCGAGTACTTCACGAAAGACACCGACTACGACCTCGTAGACGGTGACACGCGCTCGGTCTACTACGCGCACGGCATGGACGAGCAGTTCGGCGTCAAGAAGATCGGCCGCTTCACCGCGAAGACGGACGCCGTTGGCATCTGGGTTGAAGCACAACTGAACCTGCGTGACGAGTACGAGCAGGCGATCGCGGGCCTCGCGGCGAAGGGGAAGCTCGGCTGGTCGTCAGGCGCGCCCGCGCATCTTGTCGCCCGCAAGGCGGTGGAGACGAAGGCCGGCGCGACGGTGCGTGAGATCACCCACTGGCCGATCGCCGAAGCCAGTTTGACACCGACGCCGGCGGAGCCGCGCAACGGTGCCGTGGCGATGAAGTCCCTGCCCGCGCTGCTCGGTCTGGAACCGCGGAATCAGACGAAGGCGCTGCCGTCCGGCATGTCGTACGACGATCTCCGCTCGCTCCTCCAGGATGAACTCAACGAGGACTTTCCCGACGATGACGATGACCCTGACACGTGGACTCCCGGCCTCGTGATCCGCGACGTCTACGACGATGCCGTGGTCTATGCAGACGAGGAAGATCTCTTCCGTCGCACCTATCAGGTGACCGCGGGCAATGACATCGTCTGGGGCCCGGAGGAGAGCGTCGTGCGCGTCACGACCTACGTGACCGCCACAGACGTTGACGAAGCGGGCGAAGACGACGCGACCACCATGACAGGGACAAAGCAAGCGGAAACCCGAACAGACACCACGGCGCTGAAGGTCATGCTCCGAGGCAGTATGACCTTCAGCGACCACGCCGACATCGCTCAAGATGCGATCGAGGGGTTTGTGGATCGCATCTCGGGCCTGATCGCAGTGTCCACGCAGACCGCCGACGGCAAGAAGGCCGCTCGTCCGTTCACTGCGGGCAGGCACAAGCGCCTGCGGGAGATGCACACACAGATGCAAGTCGCCCACGCGGCAATGGGGACGCACATCGCCACGATGCAGGCGCTCCTCAATGAGACCGAACCGGCGGCCAAGACCGCCGCGATTGAGCAGGCACACATGCGCTTCCTCGCACACCAGGCAGAAGCCCTCGGCGTCGAGTTGCGCGCCTAACGAAGAAAGGTAAGCGTCATGCCGACATTGATTGAGATGGGCAGCGAACTGGCGCAGAAGCGCGGTGAGTTGGCGAAACTCTTTGACGATCACCGCAAGATCGTCAATGGTTCTGTGGAGTACGACCTGTCCGCCGATCAGGTGGAGGAAGTGCGCCGGCGTGAGGCGGAACTGGGGCCGCTCCAGGACGCATTCAAGTCGGCGGAGCGCCTGCGCGTCATCGAGCAGGAGAACCGGAAGGCGGCCGATGATTTCGGCCGCATCGTGCGACCCGTGCCCTTTGCTGGCGGCTCGGCCGACGGTGAGGGCGCGACGCCGGGCAGCACGCCCGCCACGAAGTCCCTCGGTGAGCGGTTCGTCACGAGCGATGCGTACAAGACGTGGCGCCCCGGTGGCGGCCAGCAGCAGGCGTTCTTCGAGGCGCCGGAACAACTCGGCTTCGCTGGCAAGACGACGTTCACAACGGCCGTCTCAACGCTGACTGAGTACGACCGCCAGCCCGGCATGGTGATGATCGGCCAGCAAGCCCTCACCATCGCCGATCTCATCGCGCAGGGTGAGACGACGATGAACACGATCCGCTATGTCCGTGAGGACACGTTCACCAATGCGGCGACGACGGTCGCTGAAGGGGCTACGAAGCCGGAAGCAGCCTTCGACACCTCCGAGGTGGACGCGCCGGTGCGCAAGATCGCCGTCACTGGGAAGGTCACCGACGAGATGTTCGCCGACTTCGCGGCCATCCGCGACTACGTGAACAACCGACTGCAGTTCATGGTCGCGCAGCAAGAGGAGGCGCAGATTCTCCTCGGCAACGGCACACCGCCGAACATCCAGGGGATCGAGACGACCTCCGGCATTCAGACGCAAGCCCTCGGGACGGACCCGCTCCCCGATGCCGTCTTCAAGGCGATCACGAAGATCGCCACCGTCGGTTTCTTCCAGGCCGATGGCGTCGTCATGCATCCGCTCGATTTCCAGAACGTCAAACTGCTCAAGACGGCCGATGGCATCTACATCTGGGGTCATCCGGCCGACGCCGGTCCCAATCGTCTCTGGGGCCTGCCGGTAGTCGCGACCGTCGCGCAGACGCAGCACACCGCGTTCGTCGGCGCGTTCAAACTCGGTGCGCAGGTGTTCCGCCGCCAGGGCATCACGCTGGAGACGACAAATTCGAACGTGGACGATTTCGTAAAAAATCTGCTCACAATCAGGGCTGAGGAAAGACTTGCTCTAGCGGTGTATAGGCCTCTAGCATTTTGTACTGTGACAGGATTACCTTAGGTTAGGCTATATACCTAGTCCCCTGAGATGGCGGATTATGGTATACTTAGCCCATTGGAATCCTGAAAATGCCCCCGCGATGTTCTGACCATCCGAGGGCGTGACCAGACACGTGGAGGTGTCCGGTGAGTGAACGGTACACGCTGGCGGGCCTGTTGGAAAGCACCGTCCGAGGAATACCGTCGCCACTACGGGCCACTCAAGTAAAGGAACCCAGCATGTCATTCATCAATACCACTGGCCCGTCGATCATGCCGGGCTCGCGGCAACGCATGGGAGCGGGGAGTGATTCCTCGCTCGCTATGACCTCCGGTGCGGCCGCGCCGACGGTCAACGTCACTGGCCTCGGCACCGCGAAGGTGGGAACGCTGTACACGGACACGACCGCGGGCAAACTGTATATCTGCACAGCCACCAACGGTACCTCCACGATTGTCTGGACGGTCGTCGGCACCCAGGTGTGAGCTCCCGACTCTGGACGGGTCGCGGCCGCGGAGTTCGCGACCCCCTCGGCAAACATGAACAGGTACGCACTGGCGGGTCGGTGACGATCCGCCAAGTCACGGAGGAGACACCGATGTACACGTCTGAGACTGCGGTATACGCGAATGCCGAGGGCGAAGTCGTTCCCGAAGACAGCCCCGATGCCGCCATCCTCGTCGTTGCCGCTGGCGGCACGATCACGGACGAGGAAGCGGCGAAGTACGGTCTGACGGACGAGGGCGCAGCCAGCGAAGAAGGGGGGGCGTCGAAAGTGGCGGATCGGCCGGCAGCACCCACCGAAGATAAGGGTCCTGGCCCTGACCCGCAGGCGCCCACCGGCACGAAGCCCGCCAAGAAGTAGGTTCTCCCATGAGCGTACCCACGGACATCCACGACGCGGTTGCGGCACTGGTTGAGCCGACGCTTGACCCCATGCTCACTGATGCGGAGATAGACCAGGCAATCCTCCGCTCGATGGGCTTTCGCACGTGGACGGCCGCGACGACGTACTACCCGGATGTGCTCGTGACGCCGACGGTGCCGAACGGGTGGGCGTACGCGCCACACACCCAGTCACTGGCGAGCGACTGGGACCCGGTATCCACGGCCGGGATGGTGCCCGGTGTCTCGGGCGACACCGAGCCCGTGTGGGTGATCCCCGCGAGCAGCCGCAACCCATCGGCATACGTGGCGGATGGGACGATCACGTGGGCTGCCGCCGTGCCCACCAGCGGCGCCTCCGACGTCAAGGCGGCCGCCAGTGAGTGCTGGCGCACGAAGGCGCGGAAGGCATCGGATCGGGTGAACACCACGATTAGCGGTGCGGGCAGCGCACAGGAGGCGACCACGTACGACCGGTGCATGGCGATGGCTGCGTCCTTGCAGCCGGTTGGACTGTTCTAATGACCCGGCCATATTTCTCCACAGGCACGCTGGATCGGATGCGGCAGACCGATGAGCGCGCCATGTCCGATACCGCGCAGGTCCAGGGATCGACCTGGATTGATGACGGTGCGGGTGGCGGGACGCCGGGATGGGGCACGACGGCGACCGCGCCCTGTCGCATCACCGTGCTGACACAGGGAGACGCGGAGATTGTCATCGCTGATGTGCAGGAGACCGTGACGCTCTATCGCGTCAATCTGCCACTCGGTACTGCGGTGGACGTTGATAACCGCATCCTGGTCGATTCGCGCACGTTCTCAATCCTGACGATCCCTGCGGGTACGTATCGCACAAGCGTCATCCTCATCTGCAAGGAGGTCATCTAAATGTCAATGGTGATCATCGAAAACGACGAGACGCACGAGCAGTACGCCGTTCAACCGGAGGACTACGAGCGGGAGAAGGACAGCGCGTACGCCGGCTACTCGGTCATCTCGTACGAGGACGGTACACCCGTGGAAGAGCCGGCCGAGGACGCAGCGAAGGCGCAGGCATAGCCATGCCGAGTGGCGTGCGCGTCGAGATCATCCGCAACGACTTCGCCGCGATCGCCGCGCGTCTGCCCGGCGCGGTTGACCCGAAGGCGGCCGCGACCGCTGCTGCGATTGAGCGTGACTGGAAGGCAGGCGTGCGCGTGCGTACCGGCCACTACCGGGACAGCATCACGACCACGCGCGTCGGGTCGGGTAACTACACCGTCTCGACAGACACCCCGTACGCCGTCTTTCAGGAGAGCGGCACGCGGTACATGGCCGCACACCCGGCAATGATCCCCGCCGTGGAACGTCAGCGGCAGCCCTTCATCAACAGCCTGTCGCACCTCGAGAGCGAGCTCGAATAATGGCGACCATCGTCACCGCCGAGAAGTGGATCGCCACCACGCTCAAAGGCGATTCCGTCTACATGGATGCGAGTCCGGGCGGGGTCTATCGGCGCCAGGCGCCACAGAACGCCGCGCTGCCCGCGACCGTCTTCCAGAACCAGGGTGGCGGCTCGGTGAGCGTGATGGAGGTCGCGGGCGTGCGCATCATGGCGAATGCGCTCTATCTCATCCGCCTGATTCACGCGGGCAACTCCATCGTGGCGATCGAGGCGGGCGCGGATCGGATGTACACGCTCCTCCACCGCAAGAGCGCCACGCTCTCCGGTGGTCTCGTCCTCTCGTCGATTCAGGAGGACGAATACGAATCCTTCTACGAGGACGGCGACGAGGACTTTGTGGAGTTGGGGCACATTTTTCGCTTGCTCCTGTCTTGATGCATCTGAGGAGGTGTCCCGGTGGCATTCGAACGCACGACCGTAACCGAACTGGTCCAGGTTGGCATAGAAAGTACTATAGGTGCCCTGGTTCCCGCGACGAAGCGCCTCAGCTCGCTCTCGATCGCGCCCGATATCCAAGGCACCGTCACGAAGTTCGCGCCGATGGGCAACAAGTTCGACACGCTCAACGTGCTCGGCAAGGAGTGGACGGAGGCGGCCATTGACGGCCCGCTGACGTACGACGAGAGCATCTATGTCCTCTCGACCTTCTTTGCGATGACCCCCGGCGTCCAGATCGGCACGACGGGCGCCTACACCTGGGGATTCGACATCGCCTCCTCCGCGCCGGACACCGTCAAATCGCTCTCGATCGAGCGCGGATCCTCCGTTGGCGCCGAGACGGTCGCGGGGAATGTGGCGCGGGCGCTGAACATCCTCGTCACGCGGGATGAAGCGACCTTCAAGGGGACGCTGATGGGCAAGCTGACGACGACAGGGGCGACGCTGACGCCGTCCGTGAACGACGCGAAGAGTCTGCACGCCGTCGCCGCGGTCACGGGCGGCACCTTCACCATCGCGGCAGGCGGGAACACCACGGCAGCGATCACGGGCGCGACGGCGACGGCATCCACCGTGCAGACGGCGCTCAACACCGCGACACCAAACGCAATCCCCTATACCGCCGTCGGCGGCAACCTCGCGACGCCGACCGATATTGTCTGCACCGCCTTCGGCACCGGGGTACAACCCGCCTGGACGATCACGCCGACCGGCATCACCGGCGGTCCCGTCAGCGTCGTCCAGGGCGCTGCCGGCGCGGGCCCGAACCCGCTGCCACTGATCCCGGTGCTGCCGCAGCAGTTTGATGTCTATCTCGACAACAGTGCGGCGGCGCTGGGGACGACGAAACTGCTGCGCGTCCTCTCCGTCGAAACGGACATGGCGGACCGCTTCAATCCCCTCTGGGCGATCAACAGCGCGAACACCTCCTACGCCACCACCTATGAGACGAAACTCAAGCCGCAGGTGAAGATGCAGATGGAGCGTGATGCCGCTGGCATGGCGCTCGTCACGGCGATGCGCCAGGGTGCGACCCGCTTCATGCGCATCAAGGCAACGGGCAGCCCTATCGGCACCGCCGCCTACGGCTTCTCGCTTGATATGGCGTTACAGGTCTCCGACGCACCGGCATTTGATGACAAAGACGGATTGTCCACGCTCTCGTGGACGCTCGATCTTGTCCACGATCCAACGTGGTCGAAGGCGATTCATCTTGACGTGATAAATACTCAAGCGGCCCTAGGTTAGTGAGGGGTCTCAATGAAGCTGAGCCAACTCGTGGAGAATCGCCGCACCGTGACGATCCCGATCGGTTCGGGCGAGATCACGCTCGGCTACAACCCGGCCGGTGTGACACCGCGCATGTTCGCGATGATTGAGGAGGTCCAGCAGGAGCCGGACAATGCCCGCGTCGTCACCATGACGATGGCGCGCATGCTGACACAGATGGTGACTGACTGGGACGTGACCGACGACGACGGCGAACCACTGCCGCTCACTGCCGCGGCCATGATGGACGTGCCGATTCAGATTCTTTCCCGAATCTGTGAAGTGATTTTCGCGGAGATTGCCGTCCCAAACTCACCCAGCGCGCCCTCCGACTCTGGCTCGTCACCGGCGGGCTCGCAGGACGCGCTCCCATCTGGTATCTCGTCATTCGCGCGGGTCGGTACTTAGGCGTCGATCCGCGCACACTTGCGGACGACTCGATGGTCTGGGTGCATCGAGCGCTCACCGCCGAATCAGTCGAAGCGCAGGCGCGCAATGAACTCGAGCGGCGCGCCGACCGGTCCGGCCGCTTTCGGACCTAAGCGGAAAGGCGACGCACGTGCCGATCACGGCAGCCGAATTGAAAGTGGCCGTCTCGGCAGATACTTCGCAGGCCGAAAGCGGCCTCTCGGGCTTCGGCAGCAAGGTCGCCGGTCTTGGCACCGCGATCGCTGGCGGCACCGCGCTGATCGGGACGGCGCTCGCGGGCGTCGGTGTCGCCGGCGTCAAGATGGCCGCCGATTTGCAGCAGAGTGTCGCCAACATCTCGACGATCAAGCCGGACATCGACACGAGCGCGGTATTCAACTCGCTGACCGAGATCTCGACGCGCGTGCCGCAATCCGCCCAGTCGCTGGCTGACGGCCTCTACAACATCTTCTCCTCGATCAATGTCTCGCAGGGCGACGCGCTGAAACTCGTCGAGGAGTTCGGCAAAGGTGCCGTGGGCGCACAGACCGACGCGCAGACGTTCGGCACCGCCGTCATCGGCGTCATGAACGCGTACGGCTCGTCCGTCGATGACGCATCGCATATCAGCGACGTGTTTTTCAATACCGTGAACTCCGGCGTCGTCAATGGCCAGGAACTCGCGGCCAATCTTGGTCTCGTTACGCAGTCGGCCAAGGGCGCTGGCGTTGGCTTCGACGAACTCGGAGCCCTGATCGTCGGGGTGACGAAGGAGGGCGGTCCGGCCGCGCAAAATATCAATAACCTCTCGAACCTGCTCCTCAAGATCCATACGCCCGACGCGACGAAGGGCTTCAAGGAGCTCGGCATCGCCACCACGGACGCGAGTGGAAACTTCCGTTCGACGATCGACGTGATGGGCGATCTCCAAACGCGACTCGGCACGATGACGGAGGCGCAGCGGAACGCCTACATCCAGAAGATCTTTCCCGATGTCCAGGCACAGACCGGTGCGCGTGTGCTGATGGGCGAACTCGATAGCGTCCGTGACGCCCTCGCGCAGAATACGTCAGGGGCGGGCAGCGCCGAAGCCGCCTACAAGAAGATGAGCGAGACTGCGTCGGCGCAGTTCCAACTGCTGAAGAACACCGGCGTTCGGGTGCTGACGCAGTTGGGTGCGGCGATCCTGCCGGTAGTTACGCCGCTCCTCGTCGCCTTCAACCAGCAACTGCCCGGCGCGATCAAAGCCTTCCAGGCGGCGATGTCGGGCGCGGGCGCCGGGAGCGGTCTGACACAACTGCAAACGATCGCCTTCGCGCTCGGCAAGGCGTTCCAGTTCGTGCGTGACAGCGTGCTGACCTTCGTGCAGGCATTGCAGGGGAACTGGACGGATGCGGCCGGCATTGTCGGCTTTCAGGCTGCCATCGGCAACCTCGGGCTCTTCATTCGCAACGTGGTGATCCCCGCGGTCCAGGAGTTCGCGGCCTGGGTGCAAGGTTCGCTCATCCCCGCCGTCCAGCAGGCGGCCGCGTTCATCAGCGCCAATGTGATTCCGGCGCTGCAGCAGTTCTCCGCCTGGTTCGTCAGCGTGGGGCTCCCCGCCATCCAGCAGTTTGCCGCGCAGGTGCAAACGTTCTTCCACGATCAGATCGTGCCGGCGATCCAGGAGGTGGCGAAGACGGTTCTGCCCGCGCTCGCCAACGCGTGGCAGACGATCTCCACCGAAATCATCCCGACGGTGGTGGCGATCGCCACGACGGTGAAGACCAATTTCCAGGCGATCGCCGACTTCATCACGGCGCACGGTGAGGCGATCAAGAACATTATCTCGGGCGTCTGGACGGTGATCAGTGCGACGATCGGCAACGAGCTCAACATCATCTCGAATGTGATCGCCCTCGTGATGAACCTGATCCAGGGCGACTGGTCCGGCGCGTGGCAGAACGTCCAGAATATCGTCACCGGCTTCTGGAACACGATGCAGACGCTCGCGGGCGTCTGGATGGACGCGCTCCACGCGATCGTCGGTACCGGGATGGATGCGATCAGTGCGCTGATCCAGTCCGCGTGGGACGGCATCAAGAGCGCGGCGCAATCCGCGTGGGATGGGATTCAATCCCTGATTTCGTCGGCGCTGACCGCGATCCAGACGACCGCGCAATCGATCTGGGACAGCATCAAATCAGCGGCACAAACCGCCTGGGACGGGATCAAATCTGCCGTATCGAACGCGCTCGACGGCATCCGTGGCGTGCTGTCGGATGCGGCCGGTTGGGCCGGCGGGCTCGGTGGGGACATCGGCCGCGCCATCGTCGACGGCATGGTCTCCGGCGTGACCGGCGCAGCGGGGCGACTTGCGAGTGCGGCAACGAGTGTCGTGAGCGGGGCGGTCGGCGCGGCGAAAAGCGCGCTCGGGATCGGTTCGCCGTCCAAGGTCTTCCGCGACGAGGTTGGCCAGTGGATTCCCGCGGGCATCGCGCAGGGCATTCTCGGTGGCGCGGGTGACATCTCAAGCGCCCTCGCCCGCGCGACCGCGCCGCAATCCTTCGCCTATTCCACCGGCTCGCTCAGTGGGGTGACGCCTCAGTCGGTCAGCCGTGCGGGCGGTGGCGGCGCGAGTCCGGTGACGGTGACGCTCGCACCGGGCGCGGTGCAGGTCTATGGCGCCGCGGGCCAGAGTGAGGAAGCGATCGCGAACCGCGTGATTGACAAGCTCAGTAACGTCTTCACGGTCACCGGCCGCCAGTACGGGCTATCGATGTGAGCGAGGGCGCCTGAAGATGGCCACGATTCGCACCCTGACGACGATCACGGACCTGTATACCGGTGTGGTGTACGCGGTGTCGGCGCTCGAACAGCACGTCAAGATGCCGTGGAGTCGCCGCCAGTTGTCGGTCAACTACTTTGATTCGCCGGGCGCGTGGGACCCGCGCGCGTCCGCGGCAGCGCCACTGGACGCGCGGACGATCGACGTCGAGTTGACCGTCAAGTACGACGGCACGACGACCGATTTCACCGCCGCCTGGAGAGCGTTCCTGCTCGGGCCGGGTTCGGGTGCGCTCGTGCGGCTGACCTTTGTCGAGGCGAGCGGCGTCGCGTGGTACGCGGATGCCAAATGTATCGGCGCGGACATGGAGGCGCTCACCGACTATTTCTCCTACTGCGTGATCCCGGCCAGCTTCTTCCTCGCCAGCCCCTTTCTCTATCTCCCTGACGCCAGCCAGCTCGCGGACACGGGCCTGACGGCAGACGCGAGCCTGACGGCGGACGGCGCGGCCAACCCGACGACGACGATCACCAGCAATAGCGCGTCGCTGACATTCACGAACCAGGGTACGCTGCCCGATGAGGGTGCCAAGGTCCTCCTCCAGGGACCGCTGACCGCGCCCGTCACGGTGCAGAACTACAATGCGGCGACGATCAACCGTGCGCTCGGCACCTACCGCTCCTTCTCCTACACGCTCAACATCCTCAGCGGCGAAACGATCACCGTCGATTGCGCCACCGGCGATGTCCTGAGCAGCGTCTACGGTGCCGGGGCGTATCAGTATTTCGCGTCTGACAACGCCTCCGCATCCGCGCTGCCGATCGGGCCGGGCAGCAACTTGATCGCCGTCGCGACCGGGAGCGCCAGCGGCCAGAACGGCCGCCTCACGGTGGTGTTCCGTCCGTTGAGCCTCTAACTCTCAGAATCGGGGGCCTGTTTGAAACCCCTTTGCGTTTCGTGACCCGTTTGCCGTGTCGCGCACTACACGCGCACATGCAAACGGGTCACGAATGACCGCAGAGGGACGGTATACGGCAAAGGGGTTTCAAAATGCCGCTCGGGACGATTGCGCAATTCCCCTTTGGCGGGGCGCTGACCGCAGCGAATCTGAACGCGCCCGTAAACAGTCTGAAGACGCTCGTCGATGCGTTCGTTGACAGCGTGCCGACGACCTACTTCACCAGCGCGAATATGGTCAGCGCCGCCACCCCGAACAAGGGTGTGCTGCGTGACGCCAACGCCGCGACCGCGCTCGGCGGCCTCTCCATCATCTCCACGCAAGCCGGGGCCACGACCATGCTGCTCCGGCCGATCACCGCGCAGACCTTCCCGCTGCTCACGATCCAGAATGCGGCGGGCACGGTGAACACTGCCTTTATCGCCGCGGATGGCACCTTCATCTCCACACCCGGATTCACGGGCGATCTCAACGGGAACGCCACCGGCGTCAAGGGGATCGCGGCACACGCCCTGCTCGTCGGTGCCGGTGCGGGAGCCATGGCCGCATTGCCGCCCGGGTCCGCCGGCTACGTCCTCACCTCGCAGGGCGCGGCGCTCGATCCGATCTGGTCCGCACCGACGGGCGGCGGCGGCGGCGGCTCAACCCCGAGTACGATCACGACGGGCGGCGCCGGCGATGCCGCCCTGATCGACCTCACGACACCGCTCGTGCAGAACATCATCAACGCCCTCTCCGTCTCGGGCGGGACGAGTCTGCTCATCGCCGCGAGTGCCAGCACGAAGATCGGTGTCTCCGTTGGCGGCCGGTGGCGCACGAATACCGCGAATGTGACGACGAATGCCGCCTCCGGCGCCGCGGGCAATCGCTACCTGATCGCCGATCTCTCGGGCGCGGTCTCGGGCGGCAACGGCATCGCCTTCGCGCTCAACACCACGACGACGCTCGCCAACCAGTACCAGATCCTCATCTGCGCGGTGCGCTGGGACGGCACGACGCTGCAAGTCGATCCCGGTACGACCGACTTCACCAATATCTTCCCGACGATGAACTCGACCGGATTTCAGCCGATCGTCCTGGCGCAGGATTTCACCTCGGCCGCACTCACCAATGCCGGTTTCCAGAACCTGACAAACGCGGTGACGACGACGCTCCATTTCCCCACCGCGATGCGCGGGCTGATCTTTTTTACCTTCGACCTCGCGCAAGGAGCCACGGCCCAGAGCGGGTATCTCTATCTCAGTGTCGATGCCGGACTGGTGGGGAAGAACGTCCAGTTCAACGGCGTACCCATCAACCAGACGCTGACGCTGACCGGGCAGACGCGCGTCTCGCTCGGGGCAGGCTCGCACACCTTTGTGCTGCAGGCCTTCTGCTCCACCGTGGGCCCCACAGTCGGCGCGGTGAGCGTGAACGGATTCTTCTACCGGTAACGGGAAAGGGGTGCGCTTTGGCATTCACGCGCATCGACCAGACCGACGCCTCGGTGACGCTCGGCGGCGGCCACTGGGGCAGCGCCGTCGCGGACGCCAATGCTGTCGGCGGCACCTACGCACGCACGACCACCAATGGCGACACGGCGACCATCGTCATCCCGGCCGGTCCTTCGACGGCGATCTTGCAATGCACGCGGCTGTCGACCGGCGGCGCGCCCACGATTCTCAACACGACGCTGGGCAGCGCGCCGGTCACCTGGGATCAGACGAGCGGCACGAGCAATGCCGCGGCCGCGTGGGTGATCTCCAAGACGTGTTCGCCGCCGATTGCGCTCAATCCCGCCGTCGCGAACACGATCGTCGTCACCGCGGCCGGTGGCGGGGCGACGCTCGACGCCTACGAGAAGTACACGCCGTCCGCGATCACGGCCGGGCGCCTCACGGTGGCCGGGCACTCGATCACGCAGGGCGCGTTCATCACCAGTCCGACGACGAACCGCTTCACCGCGCTCGGCGCAACCTGGCTCAGCATGACGGAGGACAACACCGGGACGGCGACCGGGGCAACGCTCGCCGATAACAATCAGGCCGCGTCGCCGGTGCCGCTCTGGACGATCATCCATGTCGGCACGAACTGGGATCAGCGCACACCGGAAATCGCCTGTTGCATGATCGGCATCAACGACATCTCTACCTTGCTTGCGGCTGACCCGACGCCGGGCTACTACCTCGCCCTCTTCAAGCAGCGGCTGCGCGAGTTGGTCTGGCGGATGAACTATAGCGTGCCGGGCTGTCTCGTGCTCCTCGTCAGCATGACACCGAACACCAACCTCGGCGGTGCGGTGACGCAGGCGAATATCGTCGCCTTCGACCGCGCCATTCAGCAAGTCGCGCTCGAGCCAACGATGACGAACTGCTGTTACGTCAACTGCTGGGACGCGCTCAACAACAACGGCTATACGCGAACGTCGGTCCTTTCGGATGGCACGCATCCCACCATCTACGGGCACGAAATGATGGCGCGGGCATTCTTTCAGCAAGTCGTGGCGCGGCGGGCAGTGCCGCCAGCGGTGCGCTTGGTCAGGTAGGGGAGGCGGACCGTGGCGGAAGTTCCCACAGAACGCCTGTCAGCCGATGAGCTGCGGTATCACGAAAAGGTCGTCGCGGCCGTGCACGAGGCGCGGCAGCGATTGACGCTCACCGAAGCGGTGGGCAGCGCCTGGTTCGCGCACCTGATGGAACGCTACGGGCTGCGCGAGACGGATGTCGTCGAAGCTGATGGCACGATCAGCCGCGTGCCATCAGCGGACGAATAGCGATGCTGGTCTGGCTCGATCTCTTCGACAATCACGGCGAGTATCAGCAGACGCTGAATGGCGTGCCGATCGCCGGGCCGGTGCGCGGTATCCGTGACCTCTCCTGGACACCGCGCGGCGCGCGGTTGAATCTGGCAGGGGAGTTGGCGTTCTCACTGCTACTCGCGACCCGGCGCGCGACAGCGATCAACGAGGGGACGTTCCTGCGGCTCTGGCAGGACGGCAGCGACCAGGGGCTGTTCATCGTCGGCGACGACAGCGAAACGGACGACGGCACGGTGGCGACGTTCCGCTGCTCGGACCTGATGGACGAGTTGCGCTGGTCGCTCCTGACCGGGTATGCGAACGATCCCGCGCTCGGCATGGATGCCGCCGCGCGCGGGATCATCAACGGCGTGCATGATTACAGCCATCCGTGGCCGACGGGCTACTGGTCGCTGAACGCGGTGCCAGGATCGGCCGGCTTTTACACCGGGACGAGTTTCGTGATCGAGGCCGATTCATCGCTCGGGGCGTTCACGAACCTCTCGAGCCAGACCGGGTACGGGTTTCGGCTGAACGCGACTGCGGATCGCGTCATCGATTTTGGCGACCTGCGCTTCGACAGCGGCATCCGCCTCCAGCGCGCCGCGGGGAACGCCAGTGCCCAGCCGCCCGCGTCCATCCGGCCGATTGTCGAACTGGTACCGAAGCGCGACGCGCAGAGTATCAGCACCATCGTCGTGCCGCAGTCGCAGGGCGTCGATGGCGCGAACCTGCGCGACATCTGGAACGAGGTCGGGAACACCGAGGTCCCCGCGACGGATGCCAACTGGCACCTCACCGGCCCGATCAGCGATTCCTGGTACGATCCCGCGTTCCCGCTGATCCGCCGGCCGCGTCCCGACCTCAAGAACACGGATGGACAGGACGGCTGGACGTATTTCGTCGTCAACACGGCGGCGCGCGTGACGCAGCGCGAGCGGTGGCAGTCACAGGTCTTTAGCGATATTCGTCCCGCATCACCGTTCTTCAGTGACCGCCGCTTCGCCGCCGCCGCGCTCTATCGTGCCTGCGTCGCTTTTCTTCAAGCACGTGCCGATGCGCACCGCATCCTCGACGTGACGACCACCGCGATCGGCGATAATCGCGGCCTCGCCGGGGCGGATGTCCAGGTGGTCGATTTCCGCCGCGCGATCAATGAGTTGCGCACCGTCATCGATGTCACCCGCTCCGTCAGCAACGACGGCATCGGTACGGACCGCTGGACCGTGGACAATATCGGGCGACCACTGCGCGGCGACCGCGTGATCATCAGTGAGACCTGGCGGCAGCTGGTCGCGCTGGCAACCAATCCCCGTCCCCTCACGTACACGCGGGTGCTGACCTTCTCCGGGCACGTGCCGCTCTCACAGAGCTTCCATTTCATCGTCCCTGCACGCGCATTTGAGCAGCGCACGCAGGTCATCGCGCATGTCGCGCCGGGAGCCGATGATACGGGAAGCACGCCGGATTATCTCTACCTTTTCGCGGGTGGCTATCAGTTCGGCTCGCAGGGCAATGAGGCGTTCGACGCGGACATTTCCTATACGAACGGCCTGTCCGTGGCGGGGTCGGGATTGCCGGATGTCGTCGGGGATCCGCTCGGGATCGATTCACTCCACGATCTGATCTGTGAGGTGCCCGTCTTTCATCCCGGCATCATCACGGTGACCGTATCGATCAGCTACGGGGCGCTGCGCTGATGGACAACAACGAGGATGATCGCCGCCGATCAACGCTCCGGTTTGTGTCGATCGTGCTGGCAGTGGGTGTCGCACTTGGCCTCGCCATGATCCTGATCCTGCTCGCGGAGTACCACATCGGTCCATTGCGGTGAAAGGGGCGGGTCATGCTGGACCGCAACACGCTCCTGTCATTCGTCGTCAGTCTTCCCGGCATCGCCGCCTTCATCTGGCTCTGGAGACAAACAGTGACCAATGAACGACGCCGGCGGCATGACCGCGACTTGATCGCCCGTTCGTCGCGTCGGGTGAACTCGCATGAACGTTCGCTCGCGAAGATCGAGGGGCGGGAGGTGAGTTTATTACACCCGATTTATGACGGCACCGACGAGGAAGAGGAGCCATTTTGACGCACTGGAATGTTGCCCATCGCTGCCATCCCGCCGCAGCTGCCCTCGCAGATCGCCACTACTCGCGGCAGCACATCGGCGCGGCAAACATGATGCCGCCCGGTCGCTGTCTTGTGCTGGTCACTCGCGAATGCGATGCCGTCTGGGGTACCGGTTGGCCGTTCGCGGAATGGGTGCGACATGCATGGGCCGGTGCCTGGATGTGTACCATCTTCCGCAACGAATCGCCCCATCTGTCAAGTGAACTTATCCGTGAGGCGGTCGCCGTCACGCGATGGCATTACGGAGAGCCGCCCCCGCTCGGTATGGTGACGTTCGTGAAGGCAGACGCAGTCCGACGCAAGCGTGATCCCGGCCGGTGCTTTCGTAAGGCTGGCTTTTCACACGTTGGCTTCACGCAAGGCGGTCTGTGGGCATTCCAGCTGCCTCCCGATGCCATGCCCGCACCCCTGATGCCCATTGGCGCACAGCAACGGCTCCAACTCGTGTTGGCCTCGTGATGAACGGAGGATGGATGAACACGCGCGCAATGCCGCCAGGTGATGAGGAAGGTGTCTCACCGCCGTACCGCCCCACGGGGCCGCTCACGCGACCGTCCGTGCGGCCGATGCCGTCACCGCCGCCACCTGTTGGCTGGCGCGAGCATGAGCGGGTGATTGCCGCCGGCCCGTGGGCGACGCTGCTCTGGCTGTTCGCCTGCGATCTGGTGCGGGAGCGTGGCGGCGATGCAACGATTCGCCTGCGGGATCTGAAGCGCCTGCTCGATTGGGACGATATTGGGACGAAGGCGAAGACGGTGATCGAGTCGGGAATCCATGCGGGCTTTTTTGCCCAGACTCAAGACTCAATTGTGGTTTACCTGGATGCGCTCGATCAGCGGCGAGGCGGATGATGCGAGTCTTCAGTTACGGGGGAGGGGTTCAAAGTACTGCCGCCCTCGTGCTCGCAGCGGAGCGGAAGATCGACTTCCCCACCTTTCTTTTCGCCAACACCGGCGACGACAGCGAGCATCCAAAGACGTTGGCCTATGTGCGCGAGGTGGCGATGCCGTATGCGGAACAGCATGGGATCGCGTTGCACGAACTCCGCAAAGAATACCGAGACGGACGCGACGAAACGCTCTGGCAGAAGATGACGAAAGAGGGTAGCAAGTCCACGGGCATACCCGTACGCCTTGAGGGGTCCGGTGCGCCCGCGAATCGTAGTTGCACCGCACGGTTCAAGATCGAGGTGATCTCAAAGTGGTTGCGAGAACACGGCGCGACGAAACAGAACCCCGCCGTCTCTGGACTCGGCATCTCGCTTGATGAGTTGCATCGGGCACGTACATCGAGCGGCATCCCGCATCAGATACTCACCTACCCGCTGATTGATCTGCGACTAACGCGGCAGGATTGCGTCAACGTGATCGAGCGCGGCGGCCTCCCTGTTCCGGGGAAATCGTCGTGTTTCTTCTGTCCATTCCACCGCAAATCTTATTGGGCGCGGCAACGACAGGAGGAGCCAGAACTGTTCCAGAAATCCGTGGAGTTGGAGCGGTTACTCAGTGAGCGCAGCGAACGCCTCGGGCATGGCAAGGTCTTCATGACCGATGCCCTAGTCCCGCTCAATCAGGTGATCGTGGACACCGGCCAGCAGGAGTTTGATCTCGGCATGTGTGAGGGCGGCTACTGCCACACGTAATCCTCATCGCATCGGTAGGTGAAAAGCCCGTAGCGTGGCGCTCAGCGCGTCTACGGGCATTGTAGGGGGGCGGCGGCGAGTCCGGGCGGGTTTCCCCTTCCCCAGTCCCCTCGACCCGGACTCGCCGTCGCCACAATCGGAGAAGCAGATGCAGACGACGCTTGATCGCGCTTCCTATGATTTCGCTGCGCTGAGCGCGGACCAATACGAGGCAATTGTCGACGCCGGCGACATGGGGCTCGAATCACCGATGCACGGGCAGGAGAACTATCAGGGGCTCATGGCCGCCGCGAAAGGGATCGATGCCGACGCGCGCGTGCTCCTGTCAGGGCTTTTATTCGAAGGGCACATGGGGGCAGACCCAAATCTTGTCGCTGCCTCTGTTAATAATTTGAGCGGCATCAAGTGGGCGGGTCAGGCCAGCGCGACGGACAGCGGCATTCCCGCCGACACTGGCGGCACGTATGCGGCGTTCAAAACGCTGAGCGCGTTCTTCGGTGAATACGCACGCACGCTTGTCAATGAATACATCGGCCCGTACTTCAATGCAGGTGATATGGGGAACGCATGGAGCGTCTATATCACGGGCAGACCGAACAGCGGCCACGGCCAGGAGCGCGTCGATCAGTGGGCGTACTACCGGGATCACTATCCACCGCGGGATACACCTGGTCCCGTAAGCGGCGTCTACGGCGCGGACCTGATCGCCATGTTGCACACACAGATCGGCCACCCGTACAGCGGCGACTATGACAGCCGAAACGGAAGCCATGCATGGAGCTATTGGTGCAGGGCCGCCGTCGAATCAACCGGGCGCAACGCCGGGCTAGAGGTCGTGGCGCACACCAGCGCGCTTGCAGCCCAACAGGCAGCGGCAGCACAAGGTTTGCTCAACGCGCGCGACGAGCCGGAGCATGGCGCGGTCGTCCAGTTCGACACCCGATTCTATTCGCCTGATGGGCATACGGGGTATTGGGACGAGGATGAAGGAATGCTCCTCGGCACATTGACGGACGGGACGGGCATCGGCTACCGCCCGTGGGGACCGGGGACGTACGGATACGCGGGGTGGTATCGGCTGCCCGGAGTATTGGCGCCGCGCCGGGATGCGACGGGCATACCGCCGCCGCTCCCCGCACCGGACGATAACTACGTCATCCCCGGAAATCCCTATAATGAGCCGATCACCGATCCCAACAACCGGATTGGGGTGGGCGGCGGTATCAAGGCAAAGTGGCAGCAGACACCCGACCCGCTCTCGATCTTCGGCTTCCCGACTCAGAATGAGACACAGGCGCTGGTGACCGAACCCGATGGAAGCACCGTGCAACAGCGGACGGTGCAGTTCTTTGAACGAACAGTCCTGATCTTTCAACCAGAACATGCGGGCACGGCATGGGAAGTGGTTGTGTCCCTACGCGGTCAGACGATCACGGCTTTGGTCGCATGATAGCGAAGATGCCCCGCGCAGTTGTGGCAAAGTCCATGCCCGTCGTGGACGCGATCTGACCGACCACATCGCACGCAAGCATCGAAGTCTCGCGCCCACCGCATGAGCTTGGGATTGTGAAGACGCATATGTTCAGCGTTCGTCATCACCATGAGATTGGACGGCACATTGTTTTGCCGATTGTGATCGATGTGATGAACCACCTCATCGTCACGCAGCGGGCGACCGAGGATCCTCTCCGCAACAAGGCGATGCTCCATGACATACGTGCCGTTGACAAGTACCTGAACGTAGCCGGCGGGATGGATTGTCTTACCCGTTCCTGAGTTGGGCGAGATGGGAAGGAAGCGCGTAAAGTCCTGTTTACCCTTGCGAGCAGCGTGGAAACAGGCAGGCGAACAATACCGTCCCTTGCCAATACGCACGCGGCACGGGTGCTTCTCGAACGCCTTGCCGCACGTTTCACATGTGCATTGGCTCATGGTACCTTTAGCAGGCATCGGACTCACCTCCGGTGTCACGCTCCCGGCTGTGATCACCAGCGCGGGAGCCTTCATGTTCCTGTGCAGATTATACCATCCCAATGGGATAAACCCAAGACGCTCATCCCTACCCCTTCCTCCGTCTCCGCAAACTGCCCGGCGCACTATCCCTGCCGCCGGGTGTGTGCGGAGGCACCCCATATCAGCCCCTTCTCGCTGTCGCGGCGGGGAGGGGCTTTCTTTGTGCCCGCTCAGGACGATCCCTCGCCCTCCGTGGCGCTGTCCTCCTGCGTATCCGTGGCCGGGGCGTCGTCCCACGGTTCTCGCATCCACCGCTCCATGCGAGATTCACGATCCTCACGCTCCGTCAGTCCGCGCAGAAGATCGCGTATCTCGATCAGCAGCGCCTCGATCCGTCGCGCCGGTGTGGGCGCGGTGGCGGCGCGAAAGAACGTGCCGTGACTGGCGAAGTCCGGCATCGTCTCGGTTTGCACATAGTCATACACGCCATCGTCGCCGCGCTGCCACACGCTGTAGTCGCCGTTGTCGTACGGGTAGATGATGTACGTCTGCCCGTCAGGGTAGGTGATCTTCTGACCGCGACCGTCGAGGAGGGCCGCTTCGGTCAGTCGGTTGCTCGTGTACTGGGTGTCCATCATTCACTCCTCACCGGGCGTGGTGGCCCGCTCATCATCCACATGCCCATACGGCATCAGTGCCTCGATGATCCGGTCATTGATCCCGGCGAGGATGCCCGCGACGTTCTCAATCTTGTCGAACTCGATGGCGACGATCGCGCGGCAGAGGTCGTCGGAAATGTCGCACAGCAGCCGTTGCGTGTCCTTCTCCAACCCTGACTCCTCCAGAATGAAACTACACCTTCATCAGGGCGGTTTCGTATTCCTTCGCCTGATCGGGTGTCAGCTTGTGTGAGACGCGCAGGAGCGTCGTGCCACGCAGCCAGTGGTATTCCGCGAAGAGCGGGCTCTTCGAGATACCGTCAATGTAGTCAAAGCGACGCTTCGCATCATCCGCGGTGGCGAATGTCTCCACCGACCCGCCATCGTCCAGGCTGACATCCGCTGATTGATCGGTGATTCGCGTGTCCCGGAATGAGGTCTTGCTCACATACTGGCCGGGTCGTCCCAACAACTGATTGGTATCATTCGCCGCGGTATACGTCATGCGATCACCAATCGGCAGTCCCGCGGTGCTGAGCTTGTCCACGACGGCATTCGCGTCCAATGGTGGCTGCGCAGTAGCGGGAGATCCGCCGCCACACGCCACGAGCATGAGAAGAAGAAGCCATACCGCCCCACGCATCGAGCCCAGTTTCGTCCATTGCATCGTCTGTTCCTCTCTAAAAGGGTGCATCGTCATGCGACTCCGCACCCGCGTCAGTGCGCGCGCAGTCGTCCGGTGGATCGCTGCCATGCAGGGCGATCGCTGCGTCCAGGACCGCCTCGCGTTGTTCGAAGGAGCAATGCTCGAAGCACGCGGTGTCTTCAATGGCGATGCCACCCGTCCAGCCGCCGAAGATGCCCACCGAGTAGTCGGCCTCTTCCCAGCAAAGGACGACGTCAATCAACTTTCCGCACACGGGACAGGTCACTTGCTCAACATCGTCGTTCATGCCGCCGCCGCCATCGCATCAACCGCGGCCCACCGCTCCGCTTCCTCGCGGTAGCGCATCGCCGCGAACGTCTCGAGCTTCGTGCCACCGTCAGCGTAGTCAGCCCAGAGGATACGCGCCTCATCAAACGTGCGAATTGCGTTGCGCCGCTCGCAATGGGCGAAGACGAGACCCTGCATGCTCGTGCGATAGACGGTGATGATGCGCTCGGAGATTTCCCCATCCTGGTCCCGATAGACAACAAGGAGGCGAGTGCCGGGGACCATCAGTTTGTGATACCGTGCCGTGGTGCTCATGAGGGTCGCTCCTCTGGGTGCTTGCCCTTACCGCTCTTACCAGCGGTGAGGGTTTTCGTCGATAGTCCGCTTGACTACCTACCTATAAGCATTTTATACTATCTCTGTTGGAATGTCAATAGGCATGTTATGCTTGTCGGATGGAGCGGGATGTGTTCACGGTTACCGAGGTTGCGGAAGAGTTGGGGATCAAGCCCGGCGCCGTGCGAGACGCCATCGCACGCGGGAAGATCGAGGCTATCCGCACGGGCGGTCATGGACAGCGCGCGGGACACCTGCTCATCATGCGGGATCAGATCGAGAAGTACCGACAGGAGTATCGTGGCAAGCGCGGCAAGTATCCCCGCCGGCGCACCGAACCCAAGACCGGCGGTACCCCATGATCGACGCGGGAGAGATTGTGGAGGCACCGCATGCATGAGGGAACGGAACTACCTCGACGCACGTTCGCGTGTCGTCGGCCAGAGGGGAGTCGCTACTACACGCTCCGCGTGTGCGCGGACGGTCACCGCATCCAGACGGTGGTCCTGACCGCTGAGGAAGTGCGTGCCTGCGCCAATACGCTGCTGATGGCGCTCGGCTGGACGCCAACTGAGGCGCACCCGAATCCACCGGAGCCACAATGATCGACGTCGCCACCCTGACCGCCATCCTCCAGCGCCACGATCCGGCCGATGTCGCCTGGGCCGGTGACGATGAGTACGACATCGAGTCCCTGGCGATCCTCGAGCTGCTCACCGACGAGATGGAGGTCCCTGAGGTGGCGGCGTTGGTGCAGCGGGTGTTTGCGCGGACGTTTCATCCGTCGGTGGTGCCGGCGGCGGATGACGCGCTGTGGCGGGAGATTGCGGGGGAGATGATGCATGACCAGAGACCGTGACCTGCCCGCCAGCGACGCACTGGACGACCTCGTCGACTTGTGTCTGCATGGCGAGGCGTGGCCCGACAAGATCGCTTCGCCTTACAACGCGAAGGGAAAGCGCACGCCCCTCAATCGCTACTCGCGCGACGATCATGC